AACGTTTTCCTAACGATCGTAATTGTTTTATCCGTATTGTTGTTACAATAATCGCCAAGGATCCATAAAAGCACGTTATACGTTTTACCGGATCTTGTACCACCTTGCTCGACAATTATTTTCTTGTCGCTATTTTGTAGGTGCTCGTAAACGATATTTGTTTTAATCTTCTTCGTCACTTCTTTTTACAATTTCTATTTCGAATAGTTTAGTTCCCTCGATCCCGGTATGTTCCGTTCTTTCAACATAACCTCTGTTCTTTCCTTTTGTCTTTAAATAAAATATTGTAGCCGAGGTGTTGCTATCTAAGATCTGTTTATGTAATTGGCTTTCTGCCATATCTAAAGCAACGTTTTGTAAATCATCGACTTGCTTTTTAAACTCGGGATCCGAATTGTACCAATCATAATATGTAGTTCGGCCCACGCCTATTTTCTTACAAGCTGACGTTACCACGCCCAAGCTTTTTTCAAGGGCTTGTAATAGCGCCTTTTTAGTGTGTTCGGTTTTGTTCATTCTTCTATGGTATTTAATATTGTTTTTAGATTGTTTTGCGCTTCCTCTTTTGTGTTGTTTTTAAGGATCGTAACCTTATGATTATCTAATATGTTTTGGATCTTTGTTCGCTTAGATTTTTTGAATTGATCGGTTTGAGTATCTTCCCGGTCAATATGCCTTTGCTTTATAAGATCTTCGTCAGCTTCCAATACAAAAATTTTGCAATCTACTTTTTGAAATAAGCTTCGGTTGAATAAACGATCACCCTCAAATATAAAAGTACCCCGGGGCTCCATTTGTACAAGCTTTATAAAATCCGGTTGCACGGCCATACTCAATTTATCCGTTCCGCTAAATAAGGAATTGTCATAGATCCCTATAATATAAACGTTTGTTTTTCTATTGTATAAACCCCTTACCAATTTGTATTTAAATGTTGTTAAAGGCATATGGTGTTTTATGATTTCTCGCATCATACTTGTTTTACCGGTTGCCGGAACACCGCCTATCGCAATTACTTTAGCCATTTGTGTAGTTTTTTTATTAGGTATGGATAAATAACCAACCCGTCTTTCCAACCGCCATTGATTATAATATTGTTTTCATTAATCTTTACTAACAACCCCTCTTTAGGATTTTTAATATTCATTGGCCGGGATCCATAAACGATCTTCTCATATTCAAGGCCGTGGCCTTTTAGCCTTTCCAAACTTCGTTGAATATAATCCTTTCTTTTTTTCATATAATTGTTGTGGCGTATCGCGGTGCTATCTCCGTACCAAATCAAACCATCGTGCCAATTCATTATTTTTTCGTGAGTATAAGGCCGGTAGGTATTTATGTAATCTTTTATTACTTGCTTCTTAATATAAAACCCGTGACCGGTCAATGCATCTAAATAAGGCAATTTAAATAGCTTTTTAGCGAGGAAACCCGCGCAAATGATATTCCGGCCCTTATAAAACCCGTTATGCGTTCTAACGCCCTCTTTTGTGGCTTCTAACACTTCCTCTTGGATATAATCAAACCTCAACACATTTGGTATCGGCAAATGATATAATTCTTTTTGGGTTGTAGGCCCAACGAATAATCTCTTTTCAACCTCGTAATTGTCGTGTATGAAATCTAAAGATTGTTTTATGTATGAAACGTCTTTCAACCAAGTATCGCTAAATAAATTCTCTGAAATAATTGAAGCGCTAAATGGTAATTTTGCGTCAAAGATCCGATATTCAATACCGAGGTTATCAAACTCTTTAGCTAACATACTTCCGCAAAGCCCGGCCCCAACTATATTATACATTCCTTACCACGTTTCGCCAAGTGAATAAGATCTTGGCCCGGTTTATATTTATTGTGTTTATAAGAGTGGTATTTACATAACAAGGTTTCAACTTCTTGGATCCTTAAGCCTTTGTTGTTATTGTGTGGTGCTTTTAGATCTTCCAAACCGCTTAACATATCGTGGGTGCTTGTAATTAGCTTATTATAAAGCTTCGTATCTTTGAGTAGCCTAACATCTTCCGGGTACCCGTGGATCATCAATAGGCCCTTTAGCGGAAACGTATAAGCTTCACGAAAGTCGATCCCATTAAAATCAACGTCAAGCCCGTAACAACAACTCATTAGATCCATAAATTTCCAACTTGCCCAAGATCCAAAACCTTTGATTGTTTTTATTTGATTGAAAACAACATTTCCGTCACGGCTGAAAAACTTCTCCACGTCGGTAAATATAAAAGCCCTTTGGATATTGTTTAAATAATCTTGCGCAAATCGTTTTGATTTACGGCGTTCCGTTCCGTACTTAACATCAAATATGTTTTTACGTTTCAATATCACTTCCAATTCTGAATAACTATCGTAAATTACAAGCTTGTGTAAGATCCAATTAAACATTTGCTTTTTATCCCAACCAAGTTCCTCGCATTTTTCTCGGATCAAAATGTAATCCGGATCTATGTCACCCGATTGAATAATGTTTTCTGAAAATTCTCTAAATGATAAATCCATTAATTTAAGTGTGTACCTTTTTTTCGGCGTTTAACAATATCCATTTCCTCTTTAGCCGATCCGCAACTAATCATATTTTTACGATAGTACATTACAAGGCTTACCCTTTTTGCATCTTCATCTATTTTGTTTATTGGCGTGTTGCCGTGCCATTGGTGTACATCAACTAAAAGAAGATCGCATTGTTGAAGATCGAAAGCAACGCCCCATTTCGGAACAACGAAATAACCTCCGGTATAACGCCCGGATCTTAAAGCAACAAGGTTTCCAAAACCCTTTTCAAAATCACCGGCGTCGGTATGTACGGCCGTCTGCCAATTTGAATTGACCGTCACCGTGGTAAAAGCGGTATTTTTAATAACAAAATCTTGCGAGGTTTTATCAGCCTCGGCCCTTTGCAATGCATAATGTTTTGGCATTAGTTTCGCGTAAGCTTTATCAACAAAGTTAATTATTGGATAGGCTTTTTTAAACTTGCTAAATTGTTTTTCATTAAAGGCCGTTTGTCTGCAATACGGAAATCTTGCGTTCCGATCGAAATAACCAATTATACCCGAATTAACACTTGTCAAGGCTTGGTTGGTTTGTGATCGTGTGCCGTCTTTCTTTACCCTATAATGGGTTGTATGNCCTTTTTCATCAAACTCGCCACCGGAAAATGGTCTATTGTTTGTAGGCGTTGAAGCGCCTTTTAGATTTTCAAATGCATCTTTGGCAATATTACCCGGGATAACTTTCTTCCTAAACTTNGCTATACATTGGCCGGTTTTCTCGCAATAAATATCAGCATCATAAGTAACTAATAAATTGTAGTCGGTTTCATCTAATAAAGTTCCGGCTAATTTACGGGCTTNTTCGTCTGTTAATCTTTCTTTTAATCTGTGTTCTTTAACTTTTGTTTTCATCATTATACATTTTTTCAACCGCCTTGTAGATCGTGTCTGTTAGGTTATCTGTTTTAAAGATCGTTCGAAGAAATTCTTCCCACTTTCTAAAATTAGGCTCGGTATCTGTATCAAGAAATAATTGAACCATTTTAACGTGAGATCCTTTTACATTATCTTCCGGGTAATCATATTCTCCGGTATCTTCTATTTCAGTATCAAATGAAACGTCTTCCCATTTTGGAACATCAAGGCCCCAAGACTTTAGATCTTCGGTGTTCCATTCGTTTGCGAGTATATCCCAATCCCATTCCCCAAAGCTTGAATTATCTTTTATGATAAACTCTTGTTGTTGCTCGGGTGTTAGATCATCAACTTGGGTTACCCAAACTTCTTTCAACCCGGCTTCTTCTGAAGCTTTTAAGCGCATATTACCACCCAAAACAATCATATCAGAATTAACAACGATAGGCCTAATTTCGAGCATTTTAGGGAATTGTTGAATACTATTGACAAGCTTCTTAAATTTATAATCTTTAATGATCCTCGGGTTTTGAGGATTTGTTTTTACTTTACGAATTGAGATTTTTTGTGTTTTCATATTTGTATAACGATTTTTATTAATTATTTTATTTATGATATTCTTCGGCCCCGTGGATCTTTGAAACAAATTC